TGCGAATAACAAAGACAGAATGTCACTAACAGATAAAGTTATTGAATCAATGTTATTACTTGCAAATACAGTAGAAAGTCAATTGGAAGAGGCGAAGTAGATGGAGAGATTAACAATTGACGATATGATAAAAGCACTTAGATGTGTTGCCAGTCAAGATACAGAAGGCGACTGCTATAAGGATCACGAGAATTTTAAGCACATGAAAGACGATAAATATAAACGCATTGTCTGTGGAACTGGCGAGAACTTAAAAGATTGGATTAGTGGAAGGGATGCAGTTGGATGCCCATACCACCAGAAAACGTATGGGACTTGCTACGAAGATGGAGAATTGTATTGGTTGAAAGATGTCGCAGAGCTGTTAGAAGAACTGAAATCTTACAAAGGCTTAGAAGAACAGGGCTTGCTTGTGAGGCTGCCGTGTAAGGTTGAAGATACAATGTATGATATTATAGGAAAACCTCTTAGAATCGTAGAACACAAAGTGGATGCTTTTCATATTGATAAAAAAGGCTTTCATTTACAAATTATTAACGGAGTTTTAGAAAAGAAGCAAGAAGCAAAGGTTTATTTTTCTCGTGAAGAAGCTAAAAAGAAGTTGGAGGAGATGAAGAAGAATGATTGATAGTTTAATAGCATTTACATTTGGAATAATATTCGGATCATTTGGCACTATTTTCTTGGTTGCACATTTTGGTGGCAAGCGTAAATAGCAATAAAAAGGCGGTGATGATATGCGAACCAGGCAAAAGTCACTTGTTGATTTTGGCGTATACCCGGAAGACATTAACCGTTTAAAGGATATATGCCAGAAAGCTACACCAGAGCAGAGACACGATATTTTGCACTGCTGCATAAGCTCTTGCCCTCCAGGGATTGAGCTCCTGGTGTATGAATCTATTGTAACAAATAAATCCTATGACCGTATCATGAAAACGAAATACATACCGGCAAAGCGAGACGATTTCTATGCATACAAGCGCAAGGCAATGGCTATGTTTTACGATACTTTAAGAAAACTAAGAGAAATATAATACTACAATTAATATTAAAATGTGGGGACAAATTTTTCTGCCATGTATGGTAATATAGTATATATCTATAGCTATACGTGGCAGAATTTTTATTTTCAGAAAGGGTATGATTGGATGTTGATAGAATGGCAAACGAGGAAAATTTAAAACCTTTTAAACCTGGTCGAAGCAGTGAGGAAGCAGTGAAGAACGGTCAAAAAGGTGGCATTGCTTCTGGTCAGTCTCGCCGCCAAAAGAAAACCCTTTCTGAATTAGCCAAAATGATAGCTGAGAACCCTGCCACGACTGCTGCAAAGAAGAAACTCACGAAGATGGGTATATCTGACGAGGACGCAAATAACAATGCCTGTATTGTAGCTGCCGTATATGATAAAGCTATCAAAGGAAATATGCAGGCAGTGGACAAATGGGAACAGTTGGTAGCCGTATCAAAATCAGACGAAAGCAAATATGAACTTCCTGCCAGAGTACTCGGCAAGGCATTCGTGGATATTAACCGACAGATTAAGCCTAACATTGAATATGTATTCGAGGGCGGTCGAGGCGGTTTGAAATCTTCGTACGTAGCTTTTAAGATTACTGAACTTATCAAAAATAATCCTCAGATGCACGCTTGCATTACTCGCCAGGTGGGTGCGACGCTGAAAGATTCTGTGTATGCTCAGATGAAATGGGCTATCAATGAACTGGGACTGATGGAAGAATTTGAATGCAAGGTGTCGCCACTTGAGATCAAATACATTAAAACCGGGCAGACAATATACTTCCGTGGTCTGGATGATGAAACTAAACTGAAATCCATTAAGCCAGAATTCGGATATATCGGAATTCTCTGGAAAGAAGAAAAAGATCAAATGAAGGGAGATGCCCAGGAGCGTTCTGTTAATCAGTCAGTGCTTCGTGGTGGCGATGAATCCTATGATTTTTCATCATACAATCCACCAAAATCAAAATCAAACTGGGTAAACAGGATCAAGCTCACGCCTAACCCGAAAAGAGTTATTCATCATTCAAGTTATCTGGAAGCCCCGGAGGAGTGGCTAGGTCAGAAATTCCTTAATGATGCAGAGCACTTAAAGGAAGTCAATCCAGAAGCATATGAGCATGAATACCTGGGTGTTCCGAATGGTGACGGCGGAAACGTATTTGAATATCTGGAGATTAGAGATATTACAGATGAAGAAATCAGTCACATGGACAAAATATTTCAGGGGTGTGACTGGGGATTTTTCCCTGATCCGTATGCTTTTATTCGCTTGTATTACAATCATAACACTGAAAAGATATATCTCATTGATGAAATTTACGAAAATAAATGGAGCAATAGGAAATCAGCGGACGAGATTCTAAAAAGAAAATATGATGATTATACTATTACTTGTGATTCTGCTGAACCTAAATCAATCAATGATTATAGAGATTTTGGGCTCCCGGCAAGGGGCGCAATAAAAGGACCTGGGAGTGTGGAATATTCTATGAAATGGCTTCAAACAAGAACTATTGTTATTGACCCTAAGAGAACGCCTAATGCTTATAAAGAGTTTTCGGAATACGAATACGAAAGAGATAAAGACGGAAACGTTATAAGCGGATATCCTGATGAGAATAACCATTTAATCGATGCCTGTAGATACGCAACAGAATCATTGTGGAGGAGAAGAGGGAATAATGCTTAAAAGAGGGTACAGTCTAAAATATAGACGAATATATAAAATCTGGCAGGGAATTCGTCAGAGATGCAATAACCCCAATGACAAAGATTATGAAGACTATGGCGGAAGAGGAATAAAGGTTTGCAAAGAATGGAATAAAAGTTCAGAAGCGTTTGTTCTATGGGCATTAAAAAATGGATATGCTGATAATTTGAGTATTGATAGAATAGACACAAATTCGGACTATTCGCCAGAAAATTGCAGATGGGCAACATGGACTCAGCAGGCAAGAAACAAAAGAATGGAAAAAATAAATTCAACTGGTGTTACTGGTGTTTCCATGGACAGAGGGAAATATAGAGCAACAATCTATGTAGATAATAAAAAAGTTGATCTAGGCAGGCATGACACGCTTGAAGAAGCAGCAGAAGCACGTAGGCAGGGTGAGATAAAATACTGGGGCGTGAGTGCATAATGGGACTTATAACAACACTAAAAAGGTGGTTTAATATGATTTTCAAAAAACAAGCCGAAGAGGATTTTAATATCCAGGCAGCAGAATTCCCAGAAATGGAATCGCTGATTAACCGGTGCGCGAACATCTACAGGGGTGCGCCGGAATGGCTAGATGATAAGAATAATATCAAGACGATTAATTTTGCTAAATCCGTGTGTTCCGAGACTGCCAGACTCGCAACATTGGCGATCGGAATTCAGATTGACGGTTCTGCAAGGGCGGCATGGCTACAGGAGCAGATTGATAAGGTATATTTACAGATTCGTCACTGGGCAGAATATGGATGTGCTTACGGAACAGTGTTCATTAAGCCGAACGGTGAGAGCCTTGACGTATTTACACCGGCTGATGTGATGATTGTAGATTATGACAATCAGGAAATCAAAGGGATTATATTCAAGGACTCTTATACGGTTGGACGGAAATACTACACAAGGCTCGAATATCACAGGTTTATTGAGACTACCGTGGACGGTGTGACGACCTATCCGTATTATGTTTCAAACAGAGCCTATGTATCAAAATCTCTTCAGTCAATCGGTGACAAAATCGACCTTAAACAGACCAAATGGGCTGACCTTATGGCAGACACGCCACCAATTCTCAAAGCAAATGGCGAGAAGCTGGACGGACCTCTGTACGGAGTGCTGCGGACACCACAAGCGAATAATGTAGACATTAGCACACCGCTTGGGCTTCCGATATTTGCAGAAGCTATCGAAGAGCTGAAAGACCTCGATATTGCATACAGCCGAAATGCCGGAGAAATTTTCGATTCTCAGAAGATTGTTCTGGCAGATGATAGACTGCTGATGCCAAGCGGTACACCTGTATCAGCTATGTCACCACAGGGCATGGATAACAGACGAAAAGAAATGAGTTTACCACACTTTGTCAAGAATGTATTCGGACAGGACGAGAAAGAATTCTATCAAGAAATCAATCCACAACTCAACACAGATACTCGTATAAGCGGCATAAATGCCCTTTTAAGCCAGTTAGGATATAAGATTGGATTCTCTAACGGATACTTTGTTTTTAACGAATCTAGCGGCATTCAGACGGCTACAGGAGTAGAAGCAGAACAGCAGAGGACGGTGCAGTTCATTAAAGATGTTCGAGACAAACTGGAAAGTTGCCTTGATGATGTTATCTACGCACTGAACGTTTACGCTGACCTGTATGGGCTTGCACCTGTCGGAGCTTATGAAGTCAATTATGATTTTGGAGACATCCTGTATGTGCGAGAAAACGACCGTGCAAGATGGTGGCAGTATGTGACCACTGGCAAGGTTCCGGCATGGTTGTATTTCGTGAAATTTGAAGGAATGACTGAGGAAGAAGCGAAAGCAATGGTCAAAGAAGCCGAGCCAAAGGAACCAACACTATTCGGAGAGGAGTAAAAAGATGGCAGACAAGCCGGTAACAAGGGAAGAAAAATACCTCGCATATCTGACAGGCGAAATTCCAAAGCCAATTACAAGAGAGTTTTAGTGAATTAAGTAAAAAAAGCGGAGAGGATTAAAACTCCTCTCCACTTTGCAATAACATTATTAACAGCCAGAATCTTCTCGCTTGGATACAGCAAATGTCCTTACTGTATTTACGCCAGGGACATTGCCATCATCAATGCACTTAGCCATGTGAAGCATAGATATAATTTGTGATGAAGACGGATGTTCTTTACCACAGTTTGGGCAAATTACCTTTTCCGTGTTAATTTGCTCGTTTACGTAATAGTTGCAATTACAAGTGCAATAAATTTTCAGTTTTAAAAACATTTTGCGACACCTCCTTAATAGGTTGATTGTAGCATATTTTTAAAACATGTACCACAACATTTATCGAAAGAGGTGATATATTATACTTAGTCCTGAATATTTACGACAAATTACAGAGGGCAGTGAACAAATTGCTGAAGAATTGCACCAGTATATCATCTCTGAGATCGTATCACGGATGATGGCAAGAATCGGCAGGGGCGAGGACTATATTCTGACCAATGCTGATGCGTGGAGAATCAGAACGTTACAGGAATCCGGTGAACTGTTAGAAGACATTCTGGCAGAACTATCCAGATACACCAAACGTGAGCAACAGGAGCTTCTTGAAGCGTTTGAAGATGCCGGAATCACTGCAATGGAGTATGATGATAAGGTATATAAGGCGGCAGGATTAAGTCCTGTGCCGCTTGAACAGTCACCAACAATGATAAGACTCATGGAACGAAATATGCTTGCGACCATGGGCGAGTGGAAGAACTTCACACGGACAACCGCAAGTGCCGCTCAGAGGCTCTATATCGAACAATGTGACCTTGCATATAATCATGTGATGACTGGGGCAGTTGGGTATACGCAAGCCATCAAAGAGGCGGTTAATAACGTTGTGAGTGATGGCGTATATGTTGAATACATAAACAAAGAGACAGGAAAGAAAAGACGCGATACAATTGAAACCGCAGTTGCACGTTCTGTCAGAACTGGTGTGGCACAGGCTACGGGAGATATATCTCTAAAGCGCATGGAAGAAATGGATTGGGACTTGATTCTTGTCAGTGCACACATAGGAGCCAGAACAGGTGACAGCGGCGAGAATCCCGGAAACCATTCATGGTGGCAAGGCAAGATATACTCTCGTTCTGGCAAGAGTAAAAAATTTCCACCGTTCTCATTGACCGGATATGGGACAGCAAGCGGACTGTCCGGCGTCAACTGTCGGCATAGTTTCGGGGCAAGTGATGGAGAATTTAATCCCTATGCAGAACTATCAGCACAGGATAAAGCTGATAAAGGCAAGCAGTACGAAAAAGAACAGCGGCAACGTGCTTACGAGCGAAGAATCCGAAAAACAAAGCGTGAAGTCCTTGGACTGCAAGCAGGAGTCGACAATGCGCCGAATGAAAAGGCAAAATTCGCCCTCCAACAAGACCTTGACCGAAAGTCTTATCTTTTACAGAAACAAAATGCTGCATATAAAGATTATTGCAAACGGAATGGCCTGAGGGAACTACAAGACCGACTTATGATCGCTAAGTGGAACCGCCAGAACGCCGCTAAAGCCAGAGGAGCGGCAAGACGATATAAGACAGCAAAGGGGATTGACTGATGGATAGATGGGAATATTTCAATCCGAATCCTGTTAAGGATAAGAGAACAGGAGATTGCGTTGTCCGGGCAATATGCAAAGCAACCGGGTTCGACTGGGAAACGGTATTCACCGGATTAATGATACAGGCGTGCACTCTGTCAGATATGCCAAGTGCAAATTATGTCTGGGGAGCGTACCTCTATAAGCGTGGATACAGACGCAAACTGATTGAACAATCAGAACGATATATCTATACAGTCAACGACTTTTGTGCAGATCATCCGACCGGCACGTACATTCTCTGCATAGATGGCCATGTTGTGACGGCACAAGACGGCAAATATTTCGATACGTGGAATAGTGGAAACGAAATCCCGGTATATTACTGGGAAAAAGGAGTAGCTAAATGAGCATACAGGAATTTATTCAATTTTTTCTTTCAATTTGTGGAGGGGTATCAATTATTGGAGGGGCAGCAGCTGTTATTTTTAAATGGATTGCTCCGGCATTTCGGCTTAATAAGAGAGTGGAAATTCTGGAAGACCACGATAAAAGAGATTTTGAAACGTTAAAAAGAATAGCTGAGAGAGATTCCCTTATTTTGGAAGTCTTGTCAACCATGTTGGACAGCCAGATTAGCGGCGACAATGTAGAGGAATTAAAAAAAACAAAACAGAAGCTTACAAATTATCTTGCACAGAATCAGCGTTAATTGCATTAATAAGAGGTATGCTCATGAAATTATATGTGTTCACAAAGAAAGATATAGACAGATTCTTAGTAGAGTGTAATTTCACGCCGGACGAAGAAAGATTGTTTCGGTTGAGATGTAAAGAATACACGCTTGAATACTGCGCTGAACAGATGAACGTGAGCATATCTACGGCGAAACGATTAAGCCGCCGAGTAAACAATAAAATAATCAAAGTGTGCTGATACTTTTTGGATACTAATTAGAGCCAGAAACGACCTGTTTCCGGTTCTTTTTTTATGTAAAAATATAATCAGAAAGGCGGTGTATAAGATGGCATTATATAACAATCCTTATCAATATAGTTTTGGCGTTCCTGGGCAGATGAACCAGTTCCAGCAACAGCCTGTCCAGATTCCAGCTCAACCAGTACAGCAACCACAGCAGAATAATAGCGGTATCCTGTGGGTATCCGGCGAAGTAGGCGCAAAATCCTATCTGGTAGCACCCGGGACAAGTGTTTTACTGATGGATTCAGAATCAGAAAAATTCTTTATAAAATCAACAGACGTTTCCGGTATGCCACAACCATTACGGACGTTTGAATATCACGAGGTAGGCTCTCAGATGCCGCCTAAACAGCCTGTTCAAAACATGGACAGTAAATATGTCACCAGGCAGGAATACGACGATTTAAAAGCCAAATTCGACGCTATAGCAAGTCGATTAAATTCATTTTCTGAATCTGTTAGAGTTAATACCGTGCAGGAATCAGCGACCAAGGGAGGAAATGCAGATGAGTAATCCATTATTTAACGCGCTTGGTGGTGGAATGCCACAGGGAAATGGGCCAATGCAGATGATGCAGCAGTTTATGCAGTTTAAACAGAATTACAAAGGAAACCCAAAAGAAGAAGTCCAGAAAATGTTGCAGTCTGGAAAGATTTCTCAACAGCAGCTTAACCAAGTTCAGCAGATGGCAGGGCAGTTTCAGAATCTGCTGAAAGGAATGAAATAGTACA